GCTACAGCTACAGCGGATGCTAGAGAAGGTCGTAGCGCAGTACAAGCAGCGGCACGTCGTCGCTTAGACCAAACAGCATTAGAACAAGATGATATGACTGGGTTTGAACAACCCGACTTATTAGCCGCAGAATTAGAACAGGCGCGAAAAGAACGTCCCGAAGCCGCGTTAAGTGATGATTTACGTGCACAAGAAGAAATTGATCCTGTTACACCTAAAACTACAAAACCAGAACCAAAACTTGAGACTGACCTTTTAGACCTAATACAACAGGACNAAGCTCAAGATGCTAACGCAACGGTACGNCGTGCCAGAGCCGAGGCACAAGAGAAAGATTTAGCTGCACGTACAGCAGAGCCTTTAGTAAAGACAGCAGAAGAAGCACCGTTCCGTCAAGCAGCAACACGTCGTAAACAAATAGTAGATGACACGTTAGCTAAATCCACAACAAGCAGTTTAGTAAACACAGAACGTAGTGTACAGAAAGCTCTAGCCGCTGCGGGTATGCCGCGTACCGATCTTACACGCAATGAAAAGTTAGCAGTAAAGAAAAAAATTGCCGAAGTTGCGCAAGCACAACCTATAAGAGACTCTGATGCTCCTACAGACTTTGCGCTTGGTACAGCCAACGAAGAACAATTTGTATTTCCAGCAGATGTTAGTAGAGCGCCTAAACGCGTTGGCGACGAACCCCCCGCAAAAATAGGAGCCGCTAATGTCCAAAGTAAAGAAACTCAGCCAGAAACAAGTGGAGCAAGCGTTTTACCTGTTGGACCAGATGTGGGAGCAGAAGGACAATCCTCAGATGTTGTTGATGTTTCCAATACCCCCGAAGGTGCCAAAAGAATTAAACCACCTAGAAGTAACAGACTGGGAAGCGCTAAGTTGGAGCCTAGACCAGTTGATGGAACAAAAATCGTTAAGCCCGATCCAATAAAGACAGCTACGGATCAACCTGACAGCATCAAACGCTCAGTAATGCCTACGTTTCCTGAACTAACTAAGACTACAAAACCTAAAGGTGGTGTACGTTTTGTGTCCACAAAAGCATCTCAGCCTACACGCAAAGATAAAGTTGAGGAGCAAGCAGTAGATAAAGAAGTGGCGGCTAAAAACGTACGAGCAAAACTTAAAAAACGTTGGGATGACACTGCTACTGACCAACGTAAACGTGAGTACAACCCCGAAAATAACATTGTAAAAGGTGATCCGTTTACTCCAGCAGAAAACCGCAAGATACTGAAAATTGTAGAAACTCCTGTCAAGTCACGGGACAAAGCAGGAATGGATGCGGTTGTAACTTATCTGGGGCTATACCCTAACCCCGCAGAAGGCATATATGCAGCTATATATGATATGGCTGATGGCACTCCTCAAGTCAGAGGCGATCCGCTACTAAAAGGTACGGGCGGTAAAGCAGCAGAAAAAATGGTTGCTTGGGCCAATAAAAATTTAGATAACACTGGCAAAAAATGGTTAGAAGTTACCACCGCTAAGATAGCTGCAGATTTAAACAAAGTAGCAGATGCAAACAGAACTGTAGCGGAGCTTAAAGTTCAAGGCGTGTCTGATCCTGTACAAGAAGCTAGAGACAAAGCCGCACGCGAAGCAGAGCTTGATGCAAAAGACGCTGCACGCGAAGCCAAAGATGTTGAAAACTACGATGTAGAAAAACAATTACGTTTCATACGCACGTTTAAAAAGAAGTTGTTAGAAGCAAACGCAGTTGTAGGTTTAGATTTACCTCAACACCCCGCAGTTACGGCTGCGATTAAAGATGGCAACTTGGGCGTTGCGCTATCTAGACTGGAAGAAACTTCACCAAGCCAACAAGTACGTAAATTAGCTAAAAAACTAGCCAGTTTGGTGGGCACTACAAAGGTTGTCATTAAGAAAAACTTGAAGGCCGAAGATGGACGACCAGCAGCAGGTTTGTTTGATCCTAAGACTAACACAGTAATGCTCGACGCAGACACTGGTATCAATACGCACACAATATTACATGAGGTGGTGCACGCAGCGGCTAGCAATACACTGTCTAACAAGTCACACCCACTTACTAAACAACTTACAAAACTTTTTAACGACGTAAAAGATCAGCTTGGTACAGTGTACGGCGCTAAAGACGTAGATGAGTTTCTATCTGAGGCGATGAGCAACCCAGAGTTTCGTTCTACTTTAGCCAAAATAAATGCAAAGGGAGAGCCTATTGGTGCGTTACGGCGGTTCCTAAACTCTGTAGGAAACTATGTGCGTACGCTTATGGGGCTTGAAACAAATGCCATAACTTCCTTGGACATAACAGACAAGTTTGCTGAAGGTGTCCTAGCCCCTGCGCCAAAGTACCGTAACTCTGGTCAACTTCTTATGATGTCTACACCCGACGTTGCTAAAAAAGCCGCTAAAATGATGTTGGATAAAACACAACAGTCCTTGGGTCCAGAGGGGCGCAAACAATTTAAGTTTGACTCAACACAGTTTATGAGAACCGCAAGTGCTAAATCTAGGAGACTACTGATCCGACTGACTGGGTTACAAGGGCTAGCAGAAATTGCTGAAGCCGCAGGGCTACAGAAACTTGGTTTTGTATTAGATAAAATTGTCAACGATCAACGCGGTGACATCCGTAGAGCAAACGAAATAGTCAAACGTGAAATAGATAAAATTATAACTTGGACAAATAGCGTTAGTCCTGAGATGAAACAAACTTTGGACCGTTTGATATACAACGACAAGTATGGCGCTACGATATACCAAGTAGACCCAACAAAAGCTCGTACTGAATACTCTAAGTTCTGGTTAAAAAACACAATCACGGGCAAGCGTATAGCGTACAATGATAAGAAGGCCCGTGATGCAGAAGTAAAACGTCTTAATTTTGAAGCCAATAAAGGCAAAGACAAAGCTGATAAAGTAAATATTGCCTTTAGGGATGGCAACCGCGATGAAACCAAACTGGAAGTATGGGACGAGCAGCGTGCAGATTGGAACGCCTTAGAGAAAAACGGTGGGCAGAAGGCTTATCTGGATATGCGTAACCACTACCGCACACAATACGAAAAGATGCGCGACGTTGTGTTTGGTGAGATAGATAGCCTTATGGGTGACAAAACTAAAGAAGCCAAGAAACTAAAGAACGAGGTGTACGCTAGGTTGTTTGATAAGACCACACTAGATGTGTATTTTCCCTTGGTGCGCGAAGGTACATATAAGTTAACATACGCTGCTAAAAACCCAAGCTCTGACAGAGAAGCTCTTATCGTGCGTATGTTTACCACGGCACCAGAACGAGACGCAGCGGCTAGCAAAATAAAAAACAACTCTGCGTTTACGGGTGTTACCACTGAAGATGGGGAACTAACACTAGCTACATTTAGACAAGCTCCAAGCAATTCTTTTGTAAAACAAACGCTAGATGCCTTAGACGCAAACGGTGTTGACAATGACGTACAAGAGCAGATTATGCGGTTGTTTATAGATACACTGCCCGAAACATCTTTTGCTAAGTCACTACAGAAACGTCAAGGTACGCCGGGATTTATTCAAGATTCAGTCTTTGCTATGAAGTCTAAAGCGTACGATCTAGCAGGGCAGACAGAGAAACTACGCACCTCTGCCAAACTACGGGCCTTCCAAAGAGAAGTTCTTGGCCGAAAAACTCCCATTGACGCTGTGCAGGGCAAAGGTATTACAAATAGAGCTGCACAATCTTTACGCGCACCGTTTGAGGAAGTACAAGCTGAACTATTGGACCGCGCACAGTTCGCAAGCGAAGGCGCTCAAAACAAAAATTTTGAAGCCATAGGACGTAGGCTTAACCAGACAGCATTTATCGCAACTATAGGTTTTAACGCTTCGTCCGCATTAGTAAACTTATCGCAAGTGCCTCTGTTTGTGCTGCCCTTCTTGGGCGCTAAGTATGGGTACGGCGCTGCCTATACAGCGGTAAAAGAAGCTGGCACGTTAGTAGGTGGTTCTAAAAACTCGTTGTTAAATAACTACGATATACGTGATGATGGCGTGCTTGTAGTCAAAAAAGATATTCCCCCTGAACGTAAAAAACAATTAGAAGAACTTAAACCCTTAGTGTCCGAAGCCATGCAACGTGGACAACTTGGACAGGGGTATCTTGCGGAAGCTCTTGGTTTAGATGAGTCGGGTCGCATATCCAGAAGTGGTAGGGCAGGCACTGCTATGGATAACATTTCAGTTTTATCTGCGTACCTGTTTAACCATGGGGAGCAGTTTAACCGCCAAGTAACGCTTGTCACGTCTTATAGATTAGCTTTGCAGGCCGTAGGCAAAGACCCCAAAACAAAAAATTTACCTTCCGCTCAACGTGAGCAGCTTGCCGCAGAACAAGCCATACGAGAAACTCAAGAAACGAATGGTGGGTCATTCTTAGAGACAGCGCCACCCATAGCACGTCAAGGGTACGGACGTGTCATGTTTATGTACAAGAGCTACGGGCTACAGATGTACTACAGCATGTTTAAAGCAGCCAAGATTGCAATGGACAGCGACAAAGGTAAGTTATTCGGTAAGGATGGGTCGCCCGAGCGTAAAGCCGCTGTAAAACAACTGTTGGGGCTACACGGTACGGCGTTGTTCTTTGCAGGTATACAGGGTATTCCACTGTACGGTGCCGTGCAGATGATGGCCGACTTATTCTTCCTTGATGATGAAGAGGATGATTTTGATACTATTGTGCGTAAATACGTAGGTGAGGGCTGGTATAAAGGCGCTATCACTGAGTTTGCTGGCATAGACGTAGCTAGTCGAACCGCGTTGACAGGGTTACTACTGCAAGAAAACCGCTTTAATAATGATCCGTCTTTGGAAGAACAACTTGGACATTATCTTGGTGGCCCTGCGTTTAGCGTAACCAAAAGGATTTTACGTGGTGGTCGAGACATACTTGACGGTGAGTTTAGTCGAGGCATCGAAAGTCTTTTGCCTGTGGCTGGAACAAATTTTTACAAAGCTACGTTCGGTAGGTACGCCCAAGAAGGTGGCGCGTTTACACGACGAGCCGATCCAATATACGATGACATAACAGGCGGTGAGTTAGTAGCGCAGATACTTGGTTTTCCCCCAACCGAATATACATTCCGCCAAGAACAAAATCAAAATAGCAAACGTATAGATATAGCTGTTAATAAAAAACGTTCAAAGCTACTGAAAAAATACTATGTGGCTACCCGTATAGGAGACTATGAGGCTGCTAATGACGTAAACAAAGATATGCTTGCGTTCAGTAAACGGCACCCAGAAGCAGCCATAGATGGCGAAACTATAGATCGGTCTATGAAACAACACATGAAAACATCGACTGAAATGTACAACGGTGTAACGCTTAGTTCGCTGTACCGCGATACGTTAGAACAGGGGCGCAGGGAGTATAAGCAATAAAAAAAACCCCGCTAAAGATCAGCGGGGCCAGTCAGGAGGAGAACGACAAGTCAGAACCTGCCACGGCAACTATATCACACCGTCCTCCAGATGCGAAGCCCAAACATATTATTTTCTATACGCACGCGAGTTTCGGTCTTCCACCCTTTTAGCTCTGCGATTTTTTCTGTTTGCTGCTTTGCCTTCACAGTGTCCACACAAGGTACAAACACCGACGCTCCGACGACCATAACCTCCCAGTCTACTATGACCTTAACTTTGTCGGGGCTTAAATCATCAATCCGTAACGGTTTTTGGTACACTGCCCAGCCCTTCTAATTTCACCGCTACTGCCCGTGTTGCAGGTAAGTTAAAGTTAGTGCCTTTGGTTATACGCATTGTAATTTTTTTAGCCCCCATCTGCTGCTCCATACCTGCCAATGTACTTGTGTAGTCCAGCTTCTGTTCACCGAGCCACGTCTTAAAGTATTTTGGCACTATGTATAACATTTCAGTGTCAGGCTCAAAACGAGCTACAAGCATACGTGGGTCTTTCTCTGGTACGACCATAGAGGTTATACCTTCTGCGTTGCGTCCACTTTCCGTGCTCTTGATTTTCAGTATGTTACCCCAGTTTTCAGCCGCAAACTCTGTTACCAATGTCTGCACGGACGCTGTGCTATCGTCTACAAAAGCCTTAACTGTGGTCAACATAGATACAACCCACTTATACAATTTCTTTAAATCGTAGTTAATTATACCTGCTTCTTTTGCTACCGAAGCCCCCGTCAATATAGCCGCACAGCCACCAGACCAGAAACGATTTACGTTAGTTAACCCTGCCGCTTTGTCTACCTTGCTCTTAATAAGTTTGTATCTAGCGGCTATCTCTTCTTTGTTTTTTATCACGTGCTGCACGTAGGTAGGTCCGAAGTGGCCGTAATTATTCTGTACGTCACGGAATAGTGCTTCACCTACCAACGGGTCTACTACAACCAACGGCATGTCATCCACTCGTAGCTCTAACAGTCGTTGCATCTCGGCTTTCACATCACCTTTTGCTATTTGCATCTGCGCATAAAAACTTACGTTACCCGTAGAAAAAGCTATCAGTCGCCATGGCTTACCTCTAACACGTTCCATGTTGCCACCACCTGCCATGCGGTTCTTCTGTTTACCTTCAGATAGTTGGTACGCATAGTCTGACACAGCTTGACCTTTAGTGTTCGTCATCTCGTCAGTGTTCAACATAAGGTTGTGCATTACTTCCGCACGGTTCATGCGAGAGTTGTCTGTGTCTTTTTTTGTTAATGTCAACGGCGCAGGGTCACCCCATATAGACGTACCTGCAAACATAGCAGTGGTCTTACCGCCACCTGTCTCTCCAAACAAATTCACGCCCAAACTGTACAGCCCCGTCAGTGGCATTAGCACCGTGCCAAAACCCCCACACACTGTAAACTGTTGTAGCTCCATACCTTCACGGTCGTAAAAGTCCAGTATCTCTTTGTTTCGCTCCATAGTGCCCTTGGGTTTAAAAGCATCAATAAGCCCTGCTGTTTTACTAGAGGGTGGGTTATATTCTATACCGTTGGCTGTAATAAGCTGATCGCCTAACACGAACTCATCCATAGTGTCATCGTCAGTCCAGCCAAACTGTTGGTGCGCTTCACTAGCGGTTGTTGTCTGTTGCAATTCATTAATCCATGCTGCTGTATATTTCATAAGTTTCTCCACGTCCGCGCCAAAGGCGGTTATGCCCTTCATCGCCATGTTCTTGCGAAAGTCTTCTTTAGACGTAATTGCGGTTAGTGGTATGGTAAACTCTCGCACCCCATCTTTGGGTAGATGCAGAGCAAATGCTACAACTTCACCTAACTCTACATCGTGTAGTCTGCGTGTAACATAAAAGTCGTAGTGGTATATGCAAATCTCGTCTGGGTTTCCGTCCGCGTCCTTAGTCCGTATGTACACCCCACCGTTCTGCCCACGAAAATATGGTTTAGGCAGCGTTGGTATTGTATGAATTTTTGGTGTCTTGGTTGTGATGTCCTCTACTATGTTATCGTCTGGGTCTGCTTCAACTACTTCTTTGGTCAACATCGCAGGAGTAGATATTTTACCTTTGTGTGGACATTTTGTGCAAGTGTCGGGGTTATGCGTCTCAAACGTAGAACAAAAATGTGGGCCACCCGTGTCTTGCATCTTGCGTAGCGTAGCGTGAAAGTCATAGTCTTCGTGCTTGGACGACATCAGCACTGCTGCCTTGTCTCCATCTTTACATACGTTGGCTATGGATAACCCAGAGCGCCACATGTCGTGAGATATAGTTTTTTGATTAGATATTATGTAGCGTATCTGTTCGCAACCTGTGCCGTTCCGCAGCCTATCAAGCATACGTTTAAAGCTACCCTGTTGGCTCTTATTCATAGCATCTTGAAATGCACTTACAGCGCTGTTGGGCGAATATCGCTTGGGTACTGGTATCGGCGCACCCCCCAGCAACTCTGAAAAAACATCGAAGTCTACCGTAGTCGGCGTAGATATGCCGTAAAAATCGACAGGCAAAGGCGTATCGTATTTATAATTACGTGTCTTAGGTACACGTAGTATACTAGCAGCATCCGCTGTACGCGCAGGGTCTGCCTTGGGAAACAATACTTTTAACCGCGAAGCTACAGGCCACCAATCGTCTCTACATACTGAGTTGGATAGTATCCAATACACATGTACGCCACGTCCCGAGTTAACAAGCGTAGGTGTAGGTAACTCGTACTCATCACAAAAATCTTTTAGTTCATCTATCGCGGCTTCTTGCGACATAAATTCTTTGTCGGGGCCACAATCTAAATCTAAGAAAAACGACTTCATCCACTGCACGTTGTCCGCTTTGCGTGAATTTGTGTTCTCAAAGGTTCCCATAGCAAAGAAAGCGTTCCACCCGTTTGCGCTTAAATCGTTAGCGGCATCTATAACGTGATCTACGGACGGGTAAAACTTCTGTTGTATTTCTGGGTCTCTTTGCCCTTTAATGGTGCGGTTGGCCCACACGCAATAATTACCCTCATGCGCTAACACAAGGTCTAAAAATCTTTTCGTTTCCATTGTCACCACTCATCATAAGGTTAACCACGGCCACATAAGCAGCCGTGGTAGGGAACATATTAATCGTCCCAGTTTTCTATGATGGCCCCAAGCTCTACCTCATCTGAAGCTGGCGGCGGTGTTGTTGCTTTTTTAGCAATCTTTTTCACTGGCGCTTCTTCGTCAAAACCCGTACTAGCCATGTCATCCAAGACGTTATTGCTCTTAGTAGGTTTTGATGATGCAGCAAACGGGTTCGTGTCGTCAATGGTAAAACCACCTTCAACCTTACTAAATGGGTTACGTATTTCCATAGGAATAAGATTAATCACCTGCACGGCTTTAAGGCGCAGCGATACGCTTTGCTTACCACCGAAATCATAAGGTATTAACTGTACGCAAACATTTACAGTGCTGCCCGTTGTTAATTGAAACTCGTCGGGCATTGTGTTGCCTTGGGAATCAAATTGTATAGGCTTGTTGGTTACCTGACCCTTATACGCGCCTTTTATTACTGACTTGTGCGTGTACGTACCGTTGTCATCTTTGACAAACGGATTAGCCAACTTGGGTTCCCAAGCATCACCTTTGTTAGCATCGTATGCAGCCTTCATCTGCATAAACAGTGCTTTGGCTGTGTTCTCCTTCATGCGAAACGCAATAGAAAACTCCGCATTTTGATCGCGTGGATTACACGGAACGCTACGTTTTACTTTTTGGTCATAGACATACGTCTGGTCAAGTTTGGGCCATAACGCTTCCACGTTCTCAATGATATATTGTTCTGCCAATGTTATTCTCCTTCTGGCTTATACGTCTTCGTCAGCGTTGAAATCAAATTCTAGCTGCTCTTCCATAGGCGTCTCATCCACATCTTGTGCAGTTTTTGTTAACGCCTCTGTTACTGAGGTTTTGTTAAACCGATACGTGTTACCGATTTTTATGTACGTGTCTTTAGGGACGTGTCCCTGTCGTACCCACGCACGGATAGTAGAGATTGATACAGCAAAATGTTTTGCCAAATCCTCTATTGGTACGAATGGTTGTGCCATTATTTCTTCCTTACTGATATGACATACTCGGTATCTACGTTCATACCCTTGGGCATAACGTCTGGGTTTTCCTCTAAAAATTGTTTTACGTTAGTCTGGTTTAACCGCCTGTCCAAAAACTCGGGCACGTCATGCTCTTTTATAAAGCTGTACATTTGATCCCAATCACCAGTCCAATATTTGGTTTTAGTAGACCTAAAAAACAAACCTTCAGAGGTTCGTACGCTTTCAACATTGTGAGAATCACAGTAGTCTAATAACGCCTTCTTCAAGACATCCTGTTGGCGAACCAACGCTCCGTCTCTTTCTTTAAACTCCGCAGACAAAGACGCTCTTTCCGCCCTTATATTTATGTAAGCCTTTGTTAGCTTGTCCGCAGGGATGTCAGAACTTTCGCTCATCGCTCTCTCCTACAATAACGAGAATTACAATCTAGTAGTGTTTAGTAAGCTAGTCAAGTAGTTCTTTGTATAAATCTATCATTTTTGTGTGTACGTCTATTCTGTTATCAAGTAATGAGTAAACACGCTTTTCTACAGCAGAACCTTGTAGTTGTACAACAGTACATGGGTGCTTCTGCCCTGACCTGTGCACCCTAGCGTTTGCCTGTGCATAGATTTCTAAGGAAGGTGTCGGCCCCCACCACACCACAGTATTAGCTGCGGTTAATGTAACACCGTGCGCTGCCGATTGCGGCTGTATAACTAACACGCGTGGATTATCTGTTGTTTGGAAGCGTTTAAATATATCTGTACGTTGAGACACAGGCACATCGCCCCGTATCACGGCTGTGTTGATCCCGTCTTTGCGTAGCTTATCCACCAAAATATCTATGGTGTGTTTGAATGGCACAAAGATCAATACTTTCTGACTGCTCTCGTCTATGACTTCACGTAAAACTTTGTATCTGTGCTTGATGTCAAACTCTAAGGTGTCACCTTCGTCTGTGTACACAGCACCTGCGGATATTTGTAATAGCTTGTTCATAATGACTGCCGCGTTCACAGCGGTAACTTCGTCATCACCAACCTTCATAACCAGTTTCTTTTTTAGCGTGTCGTAGTATTTTTGCTGCTGACGTGTAAGCTCTACTTTTCGCTTAACGTATGTCATATCAGGCAGGTCAAGACATTCTTCTTTGGTAAACCGTATCGCAGGTTGTAACACCCTATACACAAGGTCTGTCGCTTCGGGTNTTACTATCCACCTAAACTGTGTAATCTTTGTCATAACCATGTCACGGAACGAACCAAAGAAACGTGGCACTGCATTTGTGTTAACTAACTTAGCCAAACCATACGCATCCAACGGTGACTGCGCGGCAGGTGTACCCGTCATCATCCATAACCACGTGTTATCATTGACGAGTTTGTTGAGTATCTTCCACCGTTTAGACTGCGCGTTCTTGTAGTGCGTAGCTTCGTCAACTACTATCAGATCGAATCCACCTTTCGCTATCTCTTCGGACACAATTTCTACACCGTCATAGTTTATTACCACAAAGTCTGCGCCTTGCTCTATGATCTGTTTGCGTTTATTTGATGCGCCATGAGCTATATCCACGCTACGGTGTGGAGCAAAGGTAAACAGGTCTTCACGCCATGCGCTATCCATAATAGACAAAGGACATATAACGAGCACACGTTTTATTTTACCTTGCTTCATCAGGTAGTCCGCAGCCCAGATAGCACTGGCTGTTTTGCCAGTACCTTGTTCATTAAAACAAAATGCTTTGCGGTTCATAGTCAGAAATGCAGCGGTCTTTTTTTGGTGCGAAAAGGGTGCATGTTTACCTGTCCACTTGTACTGTGTTTGAATGGGTGACGGTGCTTTGATGTTTAAGTTTCTAAGCGTGTGTATTTCGTCAACACCCCAGTTTACCAACACCTCGTTTTTACGTACAGCTTGGCTTTTAGGAATGACTTCAGTGACACGTTTTGGATTGCGTAGCTTTAGCAGCAACGCCTTACCGTCGATGATCTTCATGTAGTTCTCCTTTTAGGGAACTTCCCTAAATTACTTTTTCTTCTGGTAGTTACGCGCTCGGTTCTTGCTTGAACTCTCTATACGTATCCCATCTTTATTCTTGCCGCCCTTTACCAGAGCTTTCTTGTGGCTAACGTCCTTGCCCTCACGCTTGTCTGCTTTACCGTTACCGTTACGATCTGCGCCTTCTTTATCTACTTTGCGCCTAGCACGTTGGCGCTCCATACGGCGTTCAAAGGTTGCACTACCCACGGGGGCGTTAACTTGTTTCTTGCGCGGTTTCTTCATCAGTTGGCTCCGTTGTGAACACATTCGATTACAGGACAGTGGCGTCTACATAACCCGTTAGGGCGTGCGTTCCACACATCTTCGTCTGCGGATGTTTGCATTTGGCCGTACTTGCCTAACCACTTTTCCCACAGTTTGCCAGTATCATACCCCATGTAGGTATCTTTTACCAAGTTATTACTTATAACGAACAACAACCCAGCACGTATTTTTTTAAGCTGCGGATACCTAGCAAATAAGGCCAAAGCCATAAGTTCTAACTGACCTTTATCCGCGTACTTTGCTGACTTGCTTGTCTTATAATCTACCACCGTTGCGGTATCACCATCCATAATAACCAAGTCCGCTACACCACGAAACCACACGTCCTTTGCGTAGAAATCACAGTCTTCTAAGTTTTTAGTCAAACCCAATTTTATTTCGCACAACTTAACGCCCTTTTTGTTCTTCAAGGATGTTAGGAGTTTCTCCGCAAAACTAAACTTTGCGGGGACGGGTATGTCTTTACCAATAAAATCTTCAGCTACGGTATGAAACGCCGTGCCGTACAAAGTCGCCTCTGTTTGTTTAAACGGTATCTCTTTCAAGATATGTTTGTGGTAATATTGCTTGGGGCATTGATCGTAGTCTTTAATCTTACTAAACGACCACGGCGCTACTTTAGCTGTCACTCACATTCTCCGTATGATTTACCTGTGCCACTCTCACAGGTTATAGGTAGACCTTCAGCCCAGTGAGGCGTTTGGCTCATACATTCTTCCATATATGTTCGCGCTGCGGTCAGTTCTTCGTCGGGCACACATATAATAATTGAATCATGTACAGTTAGCACAGCTTTGTATTGCTTGGCAAGCAATAACATTTGATGCCCTATGATACAACGTGCAATAGCTTGACACACGTTCTCCACAACTTTACCGCCATAAATTCTGTTTGGACCTTTTCGGGTTTTGTAAGTGTACTCTGTACCACTAGTAGTTTTCTCTACAGCTAACCCATGATAAAACATAGGCAGACCAGAGGGTAATATTATGGCATTGTTACGTGCGTTTACTTTCAACACGTCCTCGCGCCCAAACTGCACGTTATCTCCACGCTGCATGTGTTGTATCATGTTGTTTGCATCGACCCATAGCTGGCTGATTGCTCCGTTGGTTTCGCGGTATATATTTATGATGCGCCTAGCCTCGTCTAGTTTTATATCCACATCCATCCCTGCCAACTGCGCTTGGAATTTCACCGCGCCCATGCCGTAACCAGCACCGAGAATTGTAGTCTTACCCACAAACCGTTGTGACTTACTTACCTCATCTGTTGGTACGCCATATATAGCAGACGCCATGTGTTTGTATACGTCTTCGCCTTTATCAAACTGGTCAACTAAATCATCTTGCTCTGCTAACCACGCCAACACACGGGCTTCGATTTGCGAACTATCACAGTCTATTAGAGAATGACCTTCGGGAGCCACAATGCTGCTCTTTAATTTCTTACCGTTAGGCCCACGGCTGGGTAGGTTTTGCAGATTGATCTTGTCATCGCCACCCCACCTACCTGTGTGCGCTGCATAATATCTTACAGGTACAGGCAAGAGGCCACGTCCTGCTATATCTATAAAACGCTGCGTCCTAGTTTCTTCCAGCGTGCTCTTCAAGCCTAGTCTTGCTGATACCAGTGCTTGCACTTTGTCGTCTTCGTGCACCGCCAACGCTTTAAACTGCTCATCGTTTTTGGCAAACGCAAACGTCTCTTTATCCGTGGTGGGGCTAATCTTCATCGGTGGAGTTACACCTAAGTTTTTAAGCAACTCGGCAAACTTCGGATTACTCATCAGGTCTTTCTTGTCAGTTAAACCTGCGTCCTCTAACAACTTATCCTTACGCTGCTTAATATCATCCAAGTGCGAGGTCAGCAGGTCAACGTCTAATTCTAGTGTGGGGTCAGTATACATCTTCAGCGTGTGGTTTATCAGGCGTATCTCCGACTTTGGGAACCTACGCGACATCAAACGGAACAGTTTATATGTTAACTCAACATCGTTGATGCAGTAATCCCCGTAGGCTTCTAACTCTTCGGTTGTGAAGTCTTCTCGTCGTTTTCCAAGTGCATCAAGGACTTCCGTGCCTTTAACTCCAATATCGTATCGTTCAGATAATGCTTTGAGACTAGCGCTAGCTTCAGTGCCATGTAGCGCACGGGCGATACACAGAGTATCAGCGTACATGCGAGGACAAATACCAAAACACCAAGACAGGATAGCACCGTCAAACATAGTATTGTGGGCAAGTACCATACTGTCAGTCCAATCGAACGTGCCAAGATACCTAGCGATTTGTTGTTTTGTTCCACTTGCCCACTCCGTTGGTTTATTGTTTACTTTGATAGCCACGCCGATCACCTCAAAAAGAGGGTCACGGACGTAGGCTTCTGTCGTTAACTTACGCAAGGAATAAACCTTGTCGTAGTATGTTTCAAAGTCTAGGGTTATAAGGTCCACTAGTGGTTACCTGCTATCTCACCGCCACATGCCATATAACCACACGCGTCTACCCAATTATCAGGATGCTTTGGGTTAGAATGAATACGAGCTACCTTCAGCAAAGCCATCATTACAGCAACATCTTCGACCTTGATAAAATTTATTAAGCCAAGGTGTACGTTCCAGTAATCAGATATACGTTGAAAGTTATCTTCCATGTCACCGTGCTCAGATGCACGATCTTCTGTGACATACTGTTTGGCTGTGTCTAATATACTACCCCGTGTTACTTGACGTACATCAACTGGGGGTTGAGCTAACACTTCTCTCGGTGTTCCGATCTTGGACATGAGTTTATGCACATAGCTCACGGATGAGTTAGTTTCTAATGCTATCTTCCTCGTAGTAGCCATAGGGTGCTTTACCTTATACGCCCATACTTTTTCTTGCTTCTTAGTCATCTTCTTAGTCATTTAGTTCTCCTTGGTTTCTTCTCTAGGAAGGTTATAGCGAGATTTAATTTGTATTACGGACTTGTCCGAAACTTGCAGCACCTCGCTTATGTTTTGAATAGACATATTTAGTTTTAGCATACGGTCTACCATTTTTGCTTTTTCGGTAAGCTCTAATTTAGGGCGTCCACCTTTTTCACCATAGGATGCGCCCTTCCTACCGTTTCTAGCGTTGTAGCTACCCGTCATTTCACGCAACTTGGGGTTAGCGGCCATATCTTTTTTTGTTTGCTGCTCCCAACATTGTTTGTATAGCTCTTCGTAGCCCACGCGTTCACGTTCATTCATAGTGTGTCACCCTTATAGCTAAGAAATACCTAAAGCCACCAAGGTCATCACTGTGGGGTAAAAACGTCACTATATCCCCTGCCTTGGCTTTGGCTTTTGTTGTAAGCCCCATAATTGATAAGAGTTTATCGCCCCGTGGACGTCTATACATGCGTAACGCTGACGGTGTAATATTTTCGTCTTTGTCTATAAGCAACGCTTTAAACACGCAGCGTTCACCGTTATTAATGTCTGTGTAGTTAACAGGTAGGTGTTCTTTTGCAAACGCGACTACCGATTTATTTGCATCCATAATGCTCTTGTTCAGCATACGTTGCGTTACCTTTATCTTTGCTTCCATTGCGTTCTCCTTTATATGTCGTAACCTTTTTTACGTAGGTCATCTTTAAATTTGTGTAGTTCGTTACGTGCCACCCAAGCGTCTTGCCCTACGGACTTACCACTGTCTCTAACACGTATTAAATCATCCATCCTACGGACTTCGTTTTGCAGAAACTTTAGCTCTGCCTGTAATGCAGGTGTTATTTTCATTTGCTCTGGTCCTTATGTTGCCCTGTGCAACTAACACAGGGACTAACCTTATCGCGGTTTCTTCGGTGTAGTCATGGGGCGAAAGGACCGCTCACAACGCATGGAGAACACGTCGGAGCAGAGAAAAATCCCACCTACACTGCTGCGGTTAATAGCTCTCCAGCTTGCCACTCACAGCTTGGCAACTACGTTGGATAAATTCACCGTCTGATGTATCCTATGCCCACCAGCAACCAACTTATGCACATCGTGCATGTTGGCCTCATTAATAACCAAGTCAAACCCACCTGCGGTTCGTATGTCGTTCAAGTTTTTTTCCTGCAAAGGCGTGGGCTTGTTGATACCAGCTTTGCACTCAANCCCAAAAAACATACCCTTGTAACATCCTACAATGTCAGGCACGCCACTCTTACCGTATCCNCCAGTGGCAGGGTAAAAGTAATACGCGCCCATAGCTTTAAGATGCTTGACCACGGTCTTTTTAACTTTAGCTTCGGGTGTCATTGTCGTTCTCCATTTTAGGGAAGTTCCCTATTTATTTTACTACCCAATACAAGTATGGGCCAATCCTACAACCTACACCCTCTACATCATTAGGTGGCGGTGGTACGGGCAACATAGCCAATGCTGCCAGCCGTTCTTGTACCCATGTTGGTAGTGCTCCCACAGATTTATAATCACTCTTTAGTTCCGTGTCAACACTATCTGTGCCAAAACATTGTACCGCGACAGTTTTAGTGTCAAACGCTATCTCTACGCGGTACGTTCTATCATCCACGTAACTCACGTGGTAGTATCTTCTGTGTAGAAGTAGAACATAGCGTCACTAGCTTTGTACCCAACGTCCTCCACAAACTGCTTGTCTGCACACATACCCATCACGGCTATCTTACCTTGCAACTCTTCGTCCACATCCTTCATAAGTAACGTGGAAACTTCAACTTGAGCGCTTGTCCATCTAGTGTTGTGGTAGTTGTACATGTCAGCGATTGCCACTTTGTCCATATACTGCTTACCAAATTTCTCGTACACACGTATGAAGTCCATGGGTAGCATACCTCGTTTGGGGAACCTGTCAGCAATCTTTTTCTTAGCTATAACATCTTCCATCTTGGTATGTACCTCGGGCGAAAACGCGTGTCCGCTTTGAAATATACTTATCAATTCTCGTACAGTATCCCCTCTGCCTTTACTTACTTTGTAGCTATCGCTGAAACCCAATGCTTCAAGACTAGCGGTATACGCGTCGTACGCCTCATCTTTTACCCTGTGCACGTTACCTCTCACTAGTGCTGATGCAGCATACGAAACCTCGGAAGGCGAATAGCTTCGTAGCTCTGCCCCTGCGTGTTTTACTGCTGTACCCATATTAAGTGCCATACGCATATAATGCTGTTCGTTACCTTCGGAGTACTTACAGTTATCTATATCCCGTGAATACACCACGTACTTGTGTTTGCCGTTTTTGCTGGTCTGGAAGTCACCATAGCCAATCCAGCCTAGTACATACGGATCATCGTCCATGTATACATACGCGGTGTTGGAAGTACGTACCATGGTCTTAGCTCCACGCATTGCTCGTTCAACCTCACGTCGAAAGGTCCAAAGCTCCATAGAATGTGTGCCTCGCGGATCGTCGTGTGGATAGTTGGTTGTATTGTTTCTGGCGGAGTGCTTCTTAGCTTCCTCTAGTGTTATGTTCTGTATACCCATAATGTTTTACCCTTTCACGGTTTTAGTAAAGTTACATACTTTGTTTATCTTTGTATTGTATTGCGCCACCACGTTCCCTGCGTTTGGTCACCTCGCATCTGCCACCTATAGTCAGTGTCATTCAGCAGGTAGTAAGCTAGATGCAGGCGTAGTGGGTGATCCTCATTTTTTATTACCTCGCGTGTTGTTTTCCAGTTATCTACAAATAAGTCTAACATACGCCACTGGCCCCAGCGACTTGTAGGCATGTGTTCCTTTAGTTCGTTACGCATACGCTCTTCATAATCCCTGTCACCTTCGGGCAGTAGAGGGAACATAGTGAACGCCCACTCTTTAAACGTGGCAAGCTCGGCCTTCAGCTTGGCTTTCGCGTCTTTGTTTACAACCACTCTTGGGGCTTTCGGTATCGGCTTACCACCGTGTGAAAGATATGCGTCGCCAGATGTGATAAAGAATGACAGAGCCGTGCCATCATCACGTGAACTCCAAGACGTGTTCCATCTGTTAGGGCTATGTGGCACGTCACACGCAGCGACAGTTATACTTTTAGCCAGATAATACTTGCCAGCAGCAGGGCCACCACACAATATGTACTGTTTGCCGTTTTCTATGCGAAACGTCAGGTGGGACGGTATGCACCGCTGTAAGAAACTATACCTAGACATGTGAGCGCCTTGCCCTGTGCCATTACGTATCGTCACTGTCTCCGTACCGTTTTTATGTTTGCGCCACACGATAGGAGCCAGCTTCTCGACCTCGGCTTCAGTCGGTCCTCTGCCGTACAACGCTGGGTTACGCCGCATATGGTCTGTGACTTTATCTGCTGGAATTGCGGTTTTGACCCCGTTTACCATGGTGTAGAAGTCACCCCAATAATACCCGAACACATCGTCACCGCTGTAGTACCCATCCATAAGCGCGTAACAGTTGTCGTTGATCTTTTTAATGCGCTCGTATTTGCGCTTGCGATCACCAAGGGGGCGTATGTCTTGCTCTAACGTATGACACTTTGATACCAGAGGTTTAGTGTTATTGTACCACGAAGCGACTTTATCGAACGTGTCCAGTTGGCGGTTCATGTATGACATAACCATTATTTGTTCTCCATGTTTTTAGGGAAGTTCCCTAATTTGTTTGTTGATGACGTTAGTGTGATTTCACATATACTTGCCGACGTACCACGCACACACAGCAATCGTTGCTAGTACCACCGCTGCCACAAGTATCTTAGGTACACGCACGATATACACGTGTGCATCAGCGTCACGTTGGGCCAGCTTGTCGAAGTGACTGCCCCCCTGTTCACGTGTCTCCCCCTGCACACGTTGCGTGGACTTAGCGGAAAGCTCCAAAGTTCTTGGACGTGGTAACGTAGGTTTCACTGATTGTTTCGTTGGCTCCTTCTGTGTAGTTTGTTTTGAGGTGACCTTCACGTCAGGTTTTGGCGGGTCTGCTTCTACAAACGTAGACCATTGCGCCTCGCCTCGGGCAGAATGATTTCCGTAAGCAACGGGGCCAAACCTATCAATCAATTTAGTCCGACGTGCATTACCCAAGTTTTCGGGTATAAACCAACACATACCATCCCAACGTGCGCCCAATTCTTTGGCCGCTTCTTTGTTCGCAAATTTTACGTTGCGTAGGTAATGTTTTGGTGGGGCTAAGAAGTTGGTTTTCTTGTCGGCAGCGACCACGACAGGTTCATCTTCACCCCAACTATCTATCAGGGCTTGCAAACTTGAATCGTCCAGCATAACCTTTTGTGGTTTTACCGCTATGTTTTTATTCCAAGAGTATTGCTTCATCTCGCACGACTTCCTAGTACGCCCTAGATGTTTTGCTATGTCGTCGTACTCAAACCCTTCGTTCCGCAACGCTAGTAGGGTTTCCATCTCTTTATTAGTCCACGTTTGATTTTTTCTTGAATCAACCATTACTTTAGTTCTCCGTTTGTTGGCCGTGCTTTGGGCCGTAGGGTTTTGGACATTACGTTTGTCCTCTTGCATTGCGCCATACTGTCACTATCAAATGCACGTATTGGTTCGTAGTATGCAGTCAGGGCGTCACCACACGCTTTCGCATTAGGGAATAGTATCTTAGATTGTAGATATTCCCCGTCAAGCGTGTAGCTTAGTATCATCACAGTGTAGTAAGTTATCATATATCCTCCCAATCTCGTTCGATTTCACCTGCGCCTTTGCAGTTTACACACTCGCGCTCGTAATCTTCCACGTACCCATACGGGTTTGAGAAGCTCATGGGCACGTCGCGCTCGGCTGTCTCCACGCCACTACCTTTGCACTCGGGACAAGCGATGAACGGGTTTTCCTCCGCGTCCATCAACATTGCTTTTACCTTACCCATTACATATCCCTCGCTTTAATATGAACAGTCACGCCACAATCAGGCTTTTTACTTGGGTTGTCCAACACGCACCACAACACAGGATGATCCCAATCGCCCCAACCGCTGTACAAATCACCATCTGTAAACACGATAGACGCTTCTGGTTTTATGTTATGTTCACGCATGAAAGCAGGGACGCAACGTACGTCCGTGCCACCACCACCTGTCGGCTTTGTTTCTGTAGCTACCTTGTCCAAATCATCGTAGTCGTACACCTCGTGACGGCACACCTTCGTGTCCCAGTATAGTATGTTAAGAGATGGGGGCTTCATAAGTTTAGCCAGTTCCACAGCCTCGCTTATCATAACCTGTTGTTCACGCGCACCGATAGAACCCGACATATCCATGTGCAACGCTATTGGACCTATCTGTTCACTGATACCAGAGGGCATGTAAATCCCTGCCGATACGTACCGTCTGTTAGGACGCTTCCACGTAGAGTAATCGCTGCCCGAGCACGTAGTCTGTATAAACTCACGCAGCACCTCGCGCCAATCCACTTGTGTCTGCAACAGTTCTTCCATGTTACGGCTACCACCGCTGCCCATCTTACCTGCCGCCAACGCGCCTTGTCTCACAGCCTCGTCAATGTCACGCTCCAGTTCGCGCATCTCTTCCGCGTCCATGTCCTGTGCACCTTCCCAGTCGTGCTCGTCAAAACCTTCGGGGTGTCCATCTTGTGGCGTACCTTGGCCTTTTCCCGCGCCACCTGTTCCATTAGCAGGGTCATAGATGTCGTCGAACACTTTCGCGGAATCCCAATCCCGATACTTGATGTCAAAGCAGCCACCTTCGGGCATCTTCACCCAACCATCTGCACCGTACTCATCTGCAATCTTGACATTGATAACGTAGTCACATGAGATGTTAGCAGTACGTGGACAGATTTTATTTAGGTGTGCCCACGTAATCAAGTGACGATACAGCTTGTGGTACACTTCGTGCAAGATCAAGAACCGTAGCTCTGCATCGTTAAGACCTGCCACGAACGTACGGTTGTACCACTCGTCACGTCCATCAGTGCACGCTGTGGTCAGGCTTGGATCATCAGTAATTACTCGGTTACCGATCATTATCACACCTGCCAACCACGAAGCGCGGCCCATGATGTCAACGATTGCTTTGGACAACCGTTGTTCCTCTGTTAGTTGTTTGTTAAGTACTAGCATTGTCGTTCTCCATTTTAGGGAAGTTCCCTATTTCTTGTCCGCTGCGAACATGTAGTTGTTGTCCATGGCCCACTGCGTGAACTTCTTGTTTCGCATGACCATTGATTGCTTGGAATACTTGGGTGCACGCACGCCATTGGCGAACATACCTTGCGCTTCTGTGTCCAGACGCGGTAAGTAATCCATCCACGCATTGATCCAGTCACCCTCTAGTGATGCCAGTGTTCGATACACAACCATACACACAGCCGCCGCACTCGTAGGAACCTTGGCGTTGGTAGGGTCAGTCTTGATACTGTCCAGTGACGGTAGTTGATCCGACATCTTAACGAACGCCATCAAGTCCATTGCCGCACGGTCACCGATAGTACCCATCAAAGCCGCAGTTAGTGTCTGGTCGTCAAACAAGTGACGTTCTTTAAGTATGTCAGACCCTGCGTGTAACGAACGAGGACTACAAAAGGCTTTACGCTGTTGCATTGGGTGATAGATAAACGGGTTCTCGTCAGGGTCTTTCACGTCCTCAAACGATGCAAGAACGTGTGGATTGTCTTTGATCCAACCCAACATACTGTGATCCCAACCATCGTTGATACCGAACTCAATAAGGGTCAGGTGGTCAGTCTTACGAACCTGTACTGTAGTTATGCGGTTGCGTGCGTGTGGTAGTAGCATGTCACCCACACCCTCGGACCCTTTGTTGGTCGTCGCATAGACAAGGCTGTCAGGGTGTAGCTTGATACTACCCACCGTACGTTCTTGCATGACACGCAGTAGTGCGTTCTTAACAGCAGCGTTGGCCTTGCCTAGCTCGTCGATCATTAGGATGATAGGCTTACCCAGATGTGCACCCAACTCTTCGTTAGGCACCATGGTAACATACCCTTGCTCGTTCATCACCGCCATGTTGGGCAGGTTCAAGTCACCGATGTCCTTGGTGGTGCAGTCAAAGTAACAGGGCACGTGGCTTGGTAGGTCAGCCGCTAGTGTGTGGATAGTAGATGATTTGCCGTTACCTATGTCACCCTCCATCAGGACGGTACGCTTGTGGCCCACCGCTTTGATTAGGTTAACGCATTGGTCAAGGTCAAGGGCGTACATGTTATGTGCTTGGTTCATTTGTCGTTCTCCATTTTAGGGAAGTTCCCTAATTAAGTTACCATAACTCATGGTCTTGCCATGAGAAGTTAGAGGGTGAGGCTTTCCCCTTTGAACCGAGGACAACAGTATCGCTGTCCCCAATGTCGCCGTACATTCTGTGGTCGTGCCACATATGTACAAAGTCAGGATGTCCCCACACACGTACAGCGGCAGTGTATTCTGCGTCAGTGCGGAAACCTACAAAATGTATGTGCATATCAAACTCCTAATATCCGATGCCGTAGATAATAAACAGCGTGGCGATGAGGGCTATGAACAAGCACAGCCCCCCGATGAAATCTCGGATCATTACATATCCAGACTTGGTAGGGACGCGAT